CTCGGCAGTGGCGACACGCCCACTCACGTTGAGGTTGGGCATGCGGAGGACATCGTTCTGAATCAGAACAAGAGGGTGAAGGCAGTCACTGAGGTAGGCGCGGAGGATTGTGAGTTCCTCGGTGGAATAACCACACTTACGCGCCATCCTGATGAGGATAGTGACTGCTGCACTCTTCACGTGAAGGGGCATCCGGGTATCGAAACCCGAGATGTCTGTCCCAAACACATGATCGAGGCAATCGCTGAATCGAGACCGAATGTCTCCCCACTCAGAGGAGGCACAATTGATCCCAACAGCGCACTCACTGACAGCGCGATGCTTGGTCAGCAAGTTCACCAGGGGGAGGAGGAAGCACCGACCCACGAGAACGTCGGTGATTGTGGTCGCGCAGAAGACACGAGGAGGCTTAGTCGTGAAGCCATCCCCATGCCACGTGCGGATGCGCGGCTCCTCCTTAAGTGACGCTTTATTGATCGGACCGACTGTCTCGCCGGTCGAGTACCTTCTGAGCACTTCAACAAAGTCACCGTACGTCTCAGGAGTGAACTCCACCCCATCAGGGGCCTGGTCACTAGGGCTATCCAACAGATAATCTGTCTTCTTGCCTTTGTACCCGAAGCCCATCGCAGCCTTCTTGTTGATGGCGCGCAGTTGGGGGCAACGATTGTCCCCATTGACAATGCTGATGACATCGAGAGGCGTGGCGCACCAATCGATGGAGGAATTCTCGAGACGATCCCAGTAAGACTCAACCGCTAGGAGAAGCGGGTACGAGTCGACGTATTCAGAGGCCTGAAAAGCCTTACTGGCGAACTTGTGAAACGGAGAGTAGTACTCATCCCCGTCAGGGTGACTGCGAGTGTCAGGAATCCCCCAGAAGTAAGAGCCGTCAGGAAGACGATTCTTGAACTCGGTGAGAGACTCAAGGCGAGAAGCTATCGGAAGCTCCGTTAGCCTGGGCTTGGAAGAGGAGTAGGTGTAGTTGGTGATCGTACCCTCATATCCAACAAGACCAGCCTGCCAGTTGAGGAAAGAGCGGGCGCTGGGGGGACCGTAACTAGGTACGTTCCCGTCGATGGTGAAGAGGAGAGCAGGCCCCTGCGAACAAGTCGCCTCGAACCCCTTAACGGAGCGAAGACGACTGATGGCACTGTCAATCTGGCTGCGAGTGAAAACTGCGCCGTAACTGACATCATCATCTGGACCCCCCGCGCAATGAATAGCGAGGAGGATTGTTGCTGAGCCAATACGGACCACAAGGGGTAGTCCGCACATGCCGTCCGCGTGATTCGCGCGGTAGCGAAAGAAGGGGCCGAAGGTGACACCGTTGGTGGTAGTCATGTTCCTCTCGAAGTAAAACCCACCGATAGAAGTAGTCCCAATCTCCTCATTTTGGCGATAGCCGTGATGAGAAAACTGAGCGACACTAGGTGGAATAACACTCGAGAGAAAGAGGCTGGTGATGTCCCTGCAGCTGATAGCATTGACCAAAACGAGGGAGACGTCTTGGGAGACAGTGGTGTAGCTGTCCGGAGTAAGGTCGGCCATGAGGGAATCAGTCATGGACTCAGACCAAACCTTAGAGATCCGGATGCGGACAGGAAGACGACCCTCAGGAAGAAGGCAGTGAGTATTGAGGATGACAAAGTCTGCTTTAATAGCAAGACAATTCACCTCGTAACTAGAGTGATCGTCGAAGAAAATGGTCGCCCGGCGAGTCGCCCTGGCAGTAGCACCGTAAGCATGATCGAGGGGACGATTCTGCTCGAGGGTGCCAATGGCGACAGCCGACGGATCGAACCAGATACCCTTTTTAGGGGCACCAAGTGACAAGTCGGGCTTTTGGCGATGGGCGTTAACCCCAAGTTTACGAAGTTCCTCATCAACCCTGTCAAGGGGAATGTCCTTCCACTCACGCGAAAGAAGAGCACCTTCTGCCGCGGGGGGGCAGATACTAGTGCGGTAGAACTTGTAAGCCAGCAGTGTCACAGATACTAAGCCGAAAAACACGTAGCTAAGATTAGACTCTGGGACGCTGGGCTCTCGGATGAGAGCTTCGAGGTCTGAAATGGAAATGGACCCTCGCAACATGTGAGCACCAACCCTTACGCGGGTGGTGAACCGAAGCCACATGGCCCGGATGAAGCGAAAGTAAAAGAAGTTGAACACCT